TAACTAGAATTATAGCGAGTATCATCTATCATAAACATAAAAAAAATAGACGGGTTCACTCTATATACAAACTAAATTTACTATACAAATCCGAAACCGGGTTCCCTTTAAGATCTTCCCATAATGTTAAAGTAAACCCCAAATCTTCCATACGCGTAAAAAATATATCCTTGTGTGCAATGGGTTCGACTTTTGGTCCGTCGGCATAATATGGTGTATCGGCTAAGTGGACGTATAACTTTTCCCCAAAGTTTCCCGAACTCGTATGTTTCATTAGAAAATAGTTTCCTAACTCATCTTTTACGGGTGTATTCATGATAATCTTATCGGAATTCGGTATAATTCCTATGAATTGACCACCAGGTTTTATTCTATTTTTAATTGCTAATAAAGACGTCTCGAATAACTTGGGTGATTCGAATATATAGTGCAACGCAAAGTTATAACACACGACGTCGTATTTCCTTTGTGGACATGCGAATATATCACCTTCATAAAAGTTGACGCGTATTTTCATGTTCTTAGCACGCGACTTAGCCTCCTTAAGTGAATCTGGGTTTGGTTCACACATACTTATATTTGCACCGGCGTGTCGCCACTTTTGGAGATCACCACCGAATCCACATCCTACATCCAAAATACTGTCGCCTTCGCGGGTAGCCGATTGGATGAGGAGACGCTTAGACTCGTTATGGTACTTACGTATCTCCTCCATTTATTTATATTAGCTTTTCTTTTTTAATTGTGGTTACTAAGGTTAAAAAATATACTAAATATAAAGCCTAAGTATAAGAGGCTTAAACAGAAGATACTATTTAATCATATAAAACAATGTCAACTCTTGAACAAGACTACACGACCGTTCCCGGTCAATTATACGCGTGCCTTTCCGTCATAGGACCAGAAGCACCCCAAAAGAACGATAAGTTTGGAATTAAGATCCGGGGTGCATTTAATTCCAGAGATGAGGCTGCATCGCACGCCAAGCGTCTTCAAAAAGAAGATGCGACATTTGATATTTACGTCGTTGATCTGTATAAATGGTTGTTAATCCCACCCGATCCGACAAAGATCGAAGACGTTCATTATACGAACGAAAAGCTCGAAGAACTTATGTCGGGATACAAAGAAAATCAAGCACAAGCGGCACAAATGTTTGCGGAACGTAAACGTGACATGGTCGAAAGTGCATCTACATTTGCGAAACCGGGTGATGAAAATTCGAAGTATTATACGAAACCTGATGAACCACCAATCAGTCACCCAGCTGAAGTTCTCGAACGTCTCCAAAAGGAAAAACCTGATACACCAATGGAAGAACTTGTTAAGGAAGCAGACGCCACTGTTGCTAAGGAAATTGAAGAAAGAAAGGAAAAGCGTGAAGCTGAGGCGACAGCGGCTCTCGAAAAAGAGGCGGCTGATAAGGGGTTCAATTCAGTTGAAGCAATGGAAAAGTTCAACAGTGAAAGTCTCAATCGTCTACGGAAGCTCAGGATACGAAAGGTGAAGGAGAAGTTGAGGAAGGTGAAGAGGTAGAATCTAAATAAATTTGTTATATAAATGTAAGAATGTTGAGTATTATACTAAATATAATCACCATAATTATTGTTTTAGCCATGGTCGGTTTATTTTTACGATTGTATGAAGATCGAAAAAGTAAATCGGGTACTGAAAATGTGAGTGCGTCTGATGTCGCACAAGATATACTAAAAGACCCACTCGTTGTAAGTCGTGCATATTTTACGGGATCTAAAATTGGTCCTATTGGTGATTTTGAAGGACAACAAACGTCCTCTGAACATTTGTGGATTAGAGGTAAACCTATCCAGGTCTAAGAATGACTGGTTGCATGGTCTTACCCATAAAAAACCCCAAAATAAAGGATACGAATATAATAATATACGCCGTTTTATCTAAATTTGTAAATATATCTTCCTTTTGTGTTTGTTGTGGATACGGTTCGTAATACGGTTGCGGTGGCGGAAAATAATACTGTTCGTTATTTTCCGGTTCTGGTTTTGGTTCATCTAATTGATGATCTTCTTCTTTTTACTCATAAAATCATCTGGATTATAGTTTATAGGTGTACCAACTTCAGCTTCCATTTATAAAATGTAAACCTATTTTTTTAAGCTCTATATTACTCAGCTTCTTCTTCTTCTTCTCTTCGTCACAACAAACCCTTTTAAATTACCGTTTTCGTCCATATCACTATCATCATCTTCAAAATCATCCTCGTCATCTGTTTGAAGAAGATCAATATCACTTTCTATTTCCGATTCAGTTTCATAATCATCGTCAGAAAAATCATCTTCTGGAACATCTTCCAGTGGGTCTAATCGTTCTGGAACCTTTGAGACTCTCCCTGAACGTGTACGCGTAGAAACAATTGTTTTTGTCATTATAAAGTAAAGTATGTTTATTCTTTTAAATACATTACGCACTGTTAATCGATTCGTTTATTAAAACAAGGCTAAATTCAGCGTTTATACTGTTCGCTAACGTATCTAACTCTTCTATAACACTCGTATCAGTAGAAACCGTATATAATGCGAGTTCTCGTAAGTTTTCTAATGAACGGTTTAATAATTTTTCCGAAACTTCTGTATGTGATTTATATTCTATAGCCATGTTTATATTCGCTAAAAACTCCCTGTATAAAACTTCATTTAATCCCGAGTAGGGTAGAGTTTCACGTATGAGTTTAGTTATATGTTTTGTACCTGTATCCTTTTTTATTAAAGTTGATGCCAAATATACAACGAGTGCAATTAATATTACAGCTAACATTCTATAAAGTACTGACAATTTTATCTGTAAGATTATGTGCGCGACATTTACATTTACACACCTGATGTATTTGACTTTTAAGTATACTGAATGTAATTGTTTCTTTACACGTATCACACGATTCCTTCGTCGTAACTGTATATTTCTTAACACCTTCGCGTTTGAGTGATTCTATTATAAACGTTTCCCTTTTGACGATATACTTTTTTATAAATTTTTCAAGTAAGTTCTGTTCTGGTTCTACGATGACTTTCTTTTTAGGTGTATACGTTTCAACTTTACCATCTTCGTAAAGAATGTCCGTTATTTTTTTAGAGAGTTGATGTCGTCTCCCCGAAAAATCCTTACAAAACCCATACTGTCTTAATACGTTCGTAGTCGAAAAACACTTTTGGGCTATAGTATCACCTACTATATGAAACCATACGTGGTTGGAATTATGATTACATTTTTTATTTTCACAATATTTAGAATTTGTCGAGACGAGAAACTGTTTGTTATATTTAAACATTTTAGTGATTGATGCGGTAGTTTGCCCTTCTACGTTTTTACGAACGAATGCTTCGACGAGTAAAAGAGCCTCTTGGTTCTTGAACTCATTTTTAGTTTGTAATGTTGTAAATGTAGCTTCTTCACGAGTTCCTTCTATGATAACTGGTTCCATGTTTTGTTACGTAAAGTTGCCATATGTAATATATCAACGGATGGTTTTTGTTCAGTCTTTTGTAATGTGGATGAAGGACCATGTTTGTATATAAATATGGGTAAATATTCACTTTGTGTTTCTTTACCGGTGTTATTACATAACTCACACCCTTGACCGGCACACGCTTCATGTTTTCCCTTTTTATGTGACCAAGGCATACGGAACCCACTTCCCTTTGTATTACGTGAATTATTACCGTAGACTGAAATATCAACAATTCTTCCATCACGTGATCCGTAGCCCAGTTTACGTATTATAACATGATCTCTGAGACCCAATGCAGATGATCTATTACAACAAAACCTGGCCAGTTTATATGTATACCTGTTTTTATGAGTGTGTCTATAGGTTTAGGTTCGGCGACGGATATCAAAGCGTCTTTACCACCAAACTTTGAGACTTTGTCACATATGACTTTACACACACTCTTAATCTGTTCAAATGACATTTCTTCATCATCTTTATAATCAAGATCCATGAAAAAATTGTAATTTTCCGTTTTCTGTTCAACGACAAATATCTTTTCACCGGAGTTATATGCTTCTACACATTTTTCGTAAAAGTCGTTCAATTTATCAAATGGCACGGAGAGGACACCACCGTCCATGAGCACATGTGATAAATCGGAGTTGTTAGCAAAACCTTGGTCTTTACACCAACGTTTAAACATACTTACCTATTAATCTATTTATTTTTTTATATTGTTTATTCGTCATCATACTCGTGACGCCAAATGGAGCGTCTATATGAGACTTCCGGATAATTTTCTTCTTCTGATAAACTTTTCTTTAAAACGAGGAGTTCATAGACTTTATCCTCTTTATGTAATTCAACGTACCTTTCCGCTCTTTCCAATGTATATGCATGCCTTTCAATGAGAAGCTCTTGTATCTGAGATAAAATGTAGTTCTTAGACTTCATTATTTAATAGAGAAGGTTTTTCTATCGAGAGAAGTTACACACGCGTAAAATTCTGGATTGTTAAGTACATTCTTAACAATACGATCCCATTGTTTTTTAGTACTGAACTCTGAGAGTGTTTCAAAATTCATGAAATCATTTTCATCATGTGTTCTCTTGATGGGCTGTTTCTGAATCTTACGAAGATTCATTTTCTGTTTTTCATCGTTAAACTTTCTTATAAGTTCAGCCTGTTCCTGTATGGTATAGTTTACGAAAAACACGTAAACGTTATATTCAAGTTCCACTCCTGGACTTTCCGTTACTACAAACTTAAATTCTGTATATTCACCCTTTTTCAAAGAAACAACCCCCCTGGTTTCTTCTTCGAGTTCTCTCAAAGCACATCTAATGGGATTTGGAATCTCTCTTCGCCTACACCCTCCGGTGACGAAAATCCAATCTTTGAATCTTCGATCCCGGACAGTGAGAAATCGTGGTTTATCACCTATAAAAGTGACGGGGACTGCAATTGCTTTATATTTTTTCATTGCTTATTTGCAAGTTATAATTGAATAAGATGATTATTCTGAAGATTCTTCTTCACTCTCATCAACTTGGGTGTCTAAAACCTCATCTTTTTCTGTTTCTACATCTGGTATAGATTTCACTTGTGGTGGTCTGGATAAATGTGTCATGAGGTTTCCGTAAAATCCTTTAACATTATCCATTTCTGATTTCGTTTTGTTAAGTTCTCTGTACATGTACATTGTGGCAACAATACACATGAGCACGGCAACTATAGTCGCGGTATCGCGATCGAATGTAAACATTTTATATATAAAATTACGAGCTAATTTTTTAAGTTCCTATAATCGCACCCATGTGCGTTTTCTTTTCGGTTGGACACGGGTACCCCATTTTTCCAAATTGTATTTCCTGGTAATGTCCTTCTTTACACTCCGCATTCTGGGGAGGTTTTTCTGGTTTTTTACCAACTAAATGATCTAAAGTACCTGATTTTGGGTCATACGTTATAACAAAGACAAATGCTACGAGAAAAATTAATGCCAAAACATTTATAATAAGCGGCTAAATTAAATTACTTAATTGGAATACATCAAACCACCCATACCATTTTCGATACGGAGGATGTTGTAGTTGACGGCGTAGATATCATCACCCGAGTTGGCTGTATCGTTAACAAGTCTCGCGGAATCGAGTCTACTAAAGTTGAGCGAACCCGTTGGTTGAACCTTGGACGTGTCGAGACAGAATGGGTACAAGAAGAACTTGTCATTTTCGCTGTACGACGTGCACGTCTGTCGACAGATGTGTGTTTGGTAATACGAAGTGACCGCGGTGTAGTGTGGATCAACGTATTGAAATCGGCAACA